ATCGGTATGAGCGGACAGCCCCCAGTGCTGGCAACACTGGTGCCCCTCATTTCTGTCTCTGTATTTCCCCGCAGTCGGATGCATTCACCTTCCAGAGTGCCGACCCTCTCTCATTCGGTTTTCCCTCTGGAGACGGTGCCTAGTCCCCACTAGGGTGAATGCTTTTCGCTCTCCGCGGCAGTAGCCGAGACACCCTCAGCTGGGTCCTCTGAAGTTACAATCTTCCTGACCTCCCATGCCCTATATCCTGGTTCCTCGACCCAAACCCACTCAAACCCAGAAGGCAAAGTGATCTGGGGCGCGGGACCATCAGGGGCGGCCAGTTTGTTCTGAGCGAGAGTCAATGCCCCCACCACATTACACGGATGCCAGAACTCAATTTCGTACTCAACGTATATGGTTCCATAATTCACGGAAACTGTGGTTTCATCGCTGTAAGCTCCCAACACAAGATTTCCAAGAAATTTGTGTGCGGAGTCAGTGATGGTTGAGCCACCAGAACTAGATGTAGTGTACCCGTCCGCTGGCTGCATTGAAACATCGACAGGCATTTCAATAGTGTCCCACAAAGAACATGTGGATCCATTTTCAAATGCCATGACTTGCGCAATGGTAGTTGGGACGGGATCGCCTGGATCTCGGGCTATTGACATCGCAAAAGCACCACTATATTTGGTTGAGCAACTGCCGACATACTTAAATGTCAACTTACGAAACCTCCACCTACTATAGTTCACAGCGATGCCATTAGCCCAAGAAAACAAGCTAGTGTAAGCTGGGGAAATGCTGTAGAGTCCGAAGGCTACGCCAGTAAAACTGACGGAGCGACCGAATTCACAACGTTTCACAATGATACCATTCCTAATTGTGGAAATTTGTGGGGAACCTAATACCTTGCGTGACGAAACTGCAGTTGGTCCCAAGACCCTGTTAGTACGCTGGCTACCAGCTGGCGCATTAACACCTGGCTTCGACGTTTTCTTCCTTGCCATTTTAACAACTTAGCTTGTTGGCGCACGCGCGAGTTATTATATCTGTTAATTCACTCTTGAGGTCCGGGGAAACCTCAGTGGGGGCGGAGGGTAATCCCCCCCTGATATGAAACCGGTCAAAATACTCCTCCAGGGCTTCCTGCTCGTCAGGTAACACTCCAAACGCAATGTAATACGACAGGCGTGTTTCCGGAAGCACGGGTAACCCTCTCCGCGTCATCCCCCTAGCCATAAAGCTGAACCCGGTTTCACCGTAGGTGTGCTGCCACTTGTTGTTGTCAATTCCAACCCTTGAATACATTTTGTAAAACGAATCAAGGACGGGTATTCCACCACAGCAAGCTGTCCCGGCATCACCAACAGATTTACACCAAGCCAACACGGCATCAGGGTGATTTGCCTGCACTAGACATAAGGCATCCTTGCCTAGTGAGGCCTCCAAGTTCCTGACCATAATATACTCACCGTTTCCTACGTGGATTGGGTGAGCTTGACAAAACTCTACCTTTTCCAATTCGAATACGGTGGGCTCCTGTTTCATGTCAAACCCGAGTTCGTTAAACCATTTGTCAAGCCCGTAGCAAAATTTCTCAGCATCACTACTCTCCATGAAAACCACACAATCGTCCCCATTATTTATCAATTTGCAGTTGACCCCTCGGGCTCGGGCGTAAGACCAAACCATAGCACACATGAGCAGGCAGTTACCACTACCAGTGTTCATGTCACCGGACATGCGGCACCCCTTAACCTCATATTTTAGCTTTCCATCTGGGCAATACCCAAACCCTTTGTTGTGCAACTGCCAATTGAGTAACTTACGGAGTTCCTTGTACGGTGACTGGATAAAGTGAATGGAGTGCTCATACTTAAGCATTGGGGCACTAACATGTTGGTCGAATCTCGAGGCGTCTAGTCCTATAGCACAAGGGCTGACAAATGAATGCCATTTCTTCGCAATCAATGCCCCGACCTGCGAAGAGTTCAACCCTTTGGCTACTGTCCTGTCCCCCCACACGCGTGCAATACCCTTGTACAACAAGCCTTCAGCTGGTTTAAGGTACCTTCCCAGAGCGGCGTTGTACCGGGGGCTTCTGGGTGAAATAATCCTTGGAGCAGGGTCAGGTTTGAGCGTAAAATTAATCTTCTCAAATTTTGTAAAAACTTTAAGCCAGGCGTCTTTTTCATTAATAGGCTCATAACGAAGAGACTCAACCGCTAAGCGGTAAGTTTCACGTTTGCGACCCGAATACAACAACGGGAATTCCTCGATGTCAATAGGGGTGGTCGGACACAACTTCTTTGTGAGCCTAATTCTAAATTCGCCTAACCTATCATCAACAAGCTCTTCAGAGGGGACGTGACACTTGTGAAATTTGGTACCTTTTCTCAAGTACAACACCCTCTCAGCCACACCCCTTCTCAAGTTGACGAGGGTGTTATTGTGGCACCTGAAATCCTGCCCGGGACTAATCCCAGTTATCGTGACATACCGGCGAATGCCACTGGACCTACCCGACCTGGTGGAGGCCCGTAAACCAGCCAACTCAGGCACGGAAACCTGTGTGTTGACCCCCTCCACCAAGACTGGGCAGCCCTATTCAACGGTGGACCCCATTGAAGGGGCCCACCCGGAGAGCCACCGAAGTGCACTCCATCTATCCACAGCAACGTCATTGCAAGCGGCCGCCAATGAATTCTCAATGGCATTGGCCCGCAGCTCATGGATAGAGTTGACAAAATACCCCACAAGCACGTAGGGCCGGAAGACGGCTATATGACTGGGGCGCAACCCCAAATTCTTAGCCCACTTCCTGTATTCCCGCTCGACCACCAACCGAGCTGCCGGTGTTTTCTTCATTGGCCCGACCTCAGACTTGATCGCTTCAATAGCTTTCCGCACAACAACTGTGCGAAAATTGCTATCGCCCAACGGAACGAACTCTTCACAAAGTTCTTTTATCTCTCCATCCTCAAATACATCAGAGGCAAAATCATCATTAGACAAACTGCTAATGAATTCCTTGGCCTCCCCCTCCTCCCCAAGGGTTAAGACATTCCTCATCCTCTTATATATCTTGCTGGCAACATAAGCACTGTAAGCAGTTGCGCCCACAATTGCAGATGCGGCCACGATGGACTTGGTGGTTTCCATGACTGTTCTCAGTTAACGAG